GCGTCTAGCCTCATCTGTTGCACGTCTGCCTGTGCGTCTTCAATTTCCTGCCGAGACAGTTCTACTGCTGCTCGGCTGCTTTCTACCTGCTCTGCTTTCTCAACAACCTCGTCTCGAATCGCGATGTACTCCGGCGTCATGTCACCCGGCAAAGTTAACAACTGCCACATTTCTGTGTTTTTGCCCGGTTCTGGCGCAATTCCGGATATTTTCTGCGGAAAATCTACCTTACAGAAATACGAACCTCCCTGGTAGCTCACCATGTCGAGATACTCATATAAGGTTGATTTACTATATTCCCCACAAGGGTTTAGCGCGATATTACCCAAATCGGTTTCAACATATGTATTTTCTGTCTGCATCTTCTCACCTTTCTTTCTATCTACAATGCTAACCTATATTTTAATCGGCTACCTTCCCGGCGAAAACGCACCTTATCTACCGTAGGATCTGAATACATTTTTAGCCGGCCTTTTACGACTGCAAATCCAGCAAAGTAGACATTTCCCGTTTCACCCTTTAACTGGTTTTCTTTTTCCCTCACATAATCATCAATCTGCTTTTTGCCCTCTTTGACCCGTCCCGGTACTTCTTCTGCTGCGTTTTTTGCTTCTGATGCATAGTATGCAGCATTATCTTTCTGCCGATCAGAATAGTCTGCGTGGCCATGCGCCCAAGACTCTGACTCTTTCGCACTATCAATTACTGTTTGCTTTGTCTCGTCAAACGCTGTCATTAACTGCTCATACAGAGTTTCAGACGGTTCCGGTATGTCTCCCGTTTTATAGCCTGACTCATACAGCTTAACTACAACCATATTTGCAGTAATAAGATTGCCGGCGATGATCGATACAGAAAATGATGTGCCCGTCAAGACTTCCGCGGGTACAAGACAAGTATTCGTTTCGCCAAGTAATACAGGCACAGGCTCATTATCTCCGCTCCGGAACAGGACTGTTTTACTTTTGCCGTTCCAATCGTTTGTCTGGAAGTCAAATTCCGCGTAGAGATAATTTTTACTGCTTCGGACTGGCACAAAGATATCTGTTCGTTCGATGATCTGATTATTTACAACAAAGTGTAATACCGGCTGCATTTTCATCCCCCCTTCTATAAAATTCTTGGGATTAACATTAGTTCTAGGTATGTTTTACTAGTGATATCCTTAGACTCTCTCCGTATTTCAAAATGTTGTTGTTCACCCGCATTAAGATTAAACCGTTGTATTTTCCCTTCTGAATATTTATATGCTACTGCGGTTCCGGGTCTATAATAATAATAGACTATCACCCCTTCCGGAATAATAATTGCTAACTTTCTTGAGGTCTTCACACTAAAAGTAGTGCTCTTTAAAACTGAAGAACTTAACGCAAAAGTCAAATCTATTATGTCAGTCAATCCTTTTATCTGCCCCCTTACTGCTGCTCCCGCAGTGTCATACGTTGTGCCATCTACACCGACTCTAATATCCGATACTTCTTTTGTAATATCTGGAATTTTTACTTTTCCGTCATAATCTAATATGTGTATAGTCGTATAAAGTGTTATCCACGTATCATCAAAATCGGCTTCTCCAGTGAAAGAAATCGTATCACCCTCATTTAAGCTAACAATAAAATTTGTAAATTCTTCGTCAGTCTCTCCCACTAAACTAATCATGTATTCGTTTTTTTGTACATCATTAATTTTTAACCTTGCATATTGTCTACCCGTGGACGCATTTACGCCGGTAACTTGAACTTTACAATCAAATGAATACAACCCACTTTTTTTAATCTGAATCTTCGAATCACTGGAAATTGTTATGAAATTTCCTAAATTTTCAGATTTAGAACTAATGTTTTTAAAAACATTTAAAGTTGTCTCTGCAGTAGATGCCTGCGCATCACTTTTACATGACATTAAAAAATTATCGGCTTTATATTCTACAACATTATCGGTAGTGTCCTTAACAAGATTATCAATTCTTTTCCGTTCTATACCTACCTCAGCCTTACGGTCGGCGGTTTCTTTTGATAGATTTGCAGATACCTCTCTGATTTCCTTGACTGTTGCCGCAACCGAATCTGGATGCCCAGTCGCATCTTTATAGCATTGTTCTATCGCATCATGAATACTATCTCTTACTTCTTCTCCGTAAACGGCTTCTTTTATCTTTTTCAGATACTCATTTATAAGTCCCATCTTTTCTCCTTTCTACTCTATACGTTTCCACATATAACAAGTAATGTACGGCTGTAAGTTATTGTGTGCATTACCGCCTCCGGCACTCTCCACCGTCGCACTTGCCACATGGCTATGCGTTGCATTAATTTTAAATCCGTCTTTGTATTTTGTTGTTTTATCTGTATTACTCGGATAAAAAGCAGCATCGTCACCTGATGCACTACATATGCCGCTTACCGTGTTCCCCGGACCCCAACTTGCACTCTGCCCTGCAAAATTATGCACTGTACCTGTAAGTGATTTTTCTGTAACTTTAACTGTTGTAGAATGTTTGTGTGACGGCATTTCATTAATTGATAATGTGTGTGTTTTCTCACCGCCAGTCTTTTCAACCGTTGAAAAATCACCGTCCGATGTGTTTACACTCACGGGTACCCGACCAGCTCCCCACGTTACCCATGTGCCACCGAAAAGCGTTCCGGGGTTTGTGTTATTTACACTCATATAAATACTACCTACGGGGTATACTTTATCGAGCGTAACCCCGCCAGATGAATGAGCGTCAATGTAATTTTTTATTTTCGCCCACAATCTCGTCAAACCGTCGTTATCCAGATAACCCATAATCCCACCTCACTTTATACACAAATAGCGTCAATCTGCGCGTTTGTGATTGCCGTAATAGTAAAGATTTCGCCCAGCGGGTCCCATGCGGTACCATTCCAAGCTACGTTCATACCTGCCCCGCCGTACTTACTAGCCGCCTCAATATTGTAAACATCACCGGTACGCTGTCCGGTTGTCGGCAACTTTTCAGTGGATGCGACAGAACCGCAATATTTATACATATTTGTGATTTCTGATTTCTTAGCGTATGTACTCGACAAGGTGGCGTTTGTCGGTAACGCATCGAGCTTACTTTTATCGGTCGCACTCATAACACCGGCCGCACTACTAGTTGCCCCACTAAAGACAAACCCACATAAATCTACGGCCGCCTCACCTTCATCCCTCGTAATCCAGAAGCCGCATTTATCCGCAGAGGGATTGTAAGCCCTCGTTTGTAAGCTACCCCAATAGCCACTCCCGAATAACACCATAGTCTCATGTCCTGCCGCTGGTGCCGGTACGAGTCCATGAGTACCCATTGCGTCACCACTTGCGGCGGCTTTAAAATCACTGTAAGTGGTATCGTTATCCGCGCCCCAAATAGCTGTGCCATCTGCGCTCCAACGTAAGATTTGACCGGAAGAACCGCCCGCCGGGATGTGTTTGTTACCACTTGTCGTAGGATGTGTATAGTTGTTCGCGTTTGTGGCAATACCGTCTAATTTCTTTTTATCTGCCGCGGTCATAAGACCGTGTGCGGACTGAGTAGCGTCGTTATAGGTTGTGTTATTGTCATTAGCCCAAACCGCAGTACCATCCGCGGACCATTTAAGGAACTGACCAGCTGAACCACCTGATGGGATGTGTTTGTTACCACTCGAAGTTGGATGAACATAATTGTTCGCACCACTCGCGATACCATCCAATTTCTTTTTATCATCAACACTCATAAGACCGTGTGCCGACTGTGTCGCATCAGAATAGGTTGTATTTGTAGGGGTATCCCAGGTTCCATCTCCCCGTAAATACTGTGACTGTTTACCTGCCGCCGGTGCAGGTACCAGACCATGCGTACCTGCTGCGGAACTTGTTGCACCTTTCATGTCAGCATATGTGGTGTTAGCCGGTGTTCCCCAAGTTCCGTCTGCTTTTAAATATTTACCTTCGTTTCCTTTCGTTGGAGCAGGTACTAAACCGCTACCGCCATCTGCGGATGCTGTCGCCCCTTTAAAATTACCATATGTCGTGTTTGTGTCCTGTGTCGTAATCGTTCCGGTTGTTCCATCACCTTTGGTAAATGTAATGGTTTTACCACTTACCGAGAGATTAGTAATCCCTTTATTAAAAAGTCCTTTAATTTTGTTCCATAAATAAGTAACGCCATTATTGTCTAAATAAGCCATTTTATCACCTCATCGTTTTTTATTTACATATTTCGTCTAGTTCCAAGTTTGTTATCGCTTCTATATCTTTCGATTGCGCGATAGATATCGCCATGTCTGACTTGTCGTTTGCTCCGTTAGCCGTTTCTCTTACTTTTTCTACATTGTTATTTATAATTAGAACACTTTTTTCAAATGTAACTTCATTGGAAAAAGTTTTTTCTGAAAGTGTGGATAGTGTTTTTCCAAGCGTAATTTTTGTATTTGAAGGATTTTCCAAATCTATCTCGTATTTGTTAACGAGATAATATGTAGATTTGTCTCCCGGAGTGCTTAACAGATTATGATGCGTTGACACGCAAGGAATCAAATCTCCCAAGCCTATGGCATCAATCTCCACATCAATTTTATGCAAATCCACCGCTGTCAGTTCAATCGTAGTTGTCAGATTAATGCACTTGTTTAGATATTCCTGTGCTTTTTTTAGGAGGGTGTTTGGATTATTAATATCGGGAAAATCCACCTTATCACATATCCACCCATAAAGCTCAACTGCCTCTGGGCTGTAAATATAGTCCGTTCCATCGTGTCCTTCCGCGGTCTTGATTGTTACATTATTTGCACCAATCGGAGCTCCAATTGGAATAATTGCCGTTTTAATGTCTTCTGCTTTTACATACTTCTGAAAATCAAGAAGATTTTCTCCGAATCGGATTACCTGCGTACTGACTTTTCCGTATTGCTTCACATAGTCAAGGTAACGAACATTATTTTCATAGCGCACCCTAAGATAACCTTCGTATTTTTCAAGAAAATTCGTATTAATAAAATCCCAGGTAGTTTCATAGTTTGTCGCCAAAGTTTTAATTTCTACTGAATCAATATCAACAATTCCTATTTCAAACTGCTTTTCTTTTTCTACTTGAGAATTATGTTCTTCTATTAATCGTTTAAAAATTACAATATTAGTATCTGCCTTATGAATTTCTCCCGACTGGCTTCCATAAGTGTGTGGACGCTGAATTGTGTCAAGTAAATAAGATAACTCTCCTTCGCATGTAATCCGACCAGTATATTCAAAGTCTCGCTGATCAGTAATGGAACGGCCACAATATAGCAATCTTGAAGCCTCCCCACTATCTGATATGTCAACATCATATACTTTCAATCGAGATTTCAATTTCTTTATATCGTTTACATGAGGATGAGAAGGGAGTATGCCGAACTCAAAACTCCCTGTCTTATTAAGTTCAAGAGAGATTTTTGGTGTTATAAGCTGATACTCCTCGTCTCTCACATCATGCAGCGTTTTATCATCACAATAAATGCGATACATTACAGCAGCCCTCCTCTATAATCGACCGAAATAGTAGCCTTTCCAGAAAAAGTAAGGATATTTTCCCCTTCTTTGATACAAATACCAAAAACTTTGTTTTTGCCAGGTGAAAGATTATAGATTACCCCTTCATAAGATACCTGTATAGCTGTATTGCAAGAGATTACCGGCACAATTCTTTTTCTTCTGCCTGGTATTACAAGTTTATATGTACCATCCACAACAATATCTTTATAATTTCGGATGATGCCCGTTCTAAAATTAAAAGTATCCCATTCCCAATTTTCAAGACTAGAAAACTTTTCGTATTTATACGGGTCAACGCTCCCAGACAAGGTAAGAGTTCCTTCTACCCTGTCTGATTTTTCGACTTCAACATTTAGCCTTCCAATATAATAAAAATCCGGGTCATTATCCAGGATTATCTTATATTTTCTTCCGGCCAAGTAATTTGCTATCTCTGAAATTCTAATACCCCAATCGTAATAGTCCTGTTCAGGGGTTTCAAATTCAAGAGTAAGGGTTCTGATTTTGTATTTCACATCCCCTCCAGTAAGAGATTCCGTAAAATCTAACACCCCGTCCATTCCCGGAATATCCTGCTCATACGTTTTTGCCTCTGGAAAACCAAGAGTAATTTTTGTCCAACCAAGTCCCCAGTCCTTAAGGGTATGTTTGTTTCCAATCTGCACACCTAAGCTTCCTCTGTACATTTTAAACGCCCCCTCTTGCTTTTCTGGCTGCCATATTTCCTAAGTACGCATCAATATAAGGCACCGAAGTCCTCGCTATCTCCCGTCCATCAAGATTAGTCACAAGCTCAATCTTTTCTGGTCCATTGTAAATTGTCTGACCTGCATCTCCTGCCAGTGCCGCTGTAAGCTGCGGCTGAATACTTGCAGATACTTTTGATACCTGTCTCGATAAAGCCGCTTGTGTTCGACCTGCAATATCCGGAAGAGATACTTTTAAGTTTGCCTTTGCAAAACGCTCTGCAAGGGTCTCTGATACATTTTCAACCTGACGGTAAAGTCGCGGAGCTTCTGCTTCATGTCCCTTTTCGGCTCCTTGTATGTTATAAACACCAATCCGCTTAAATACCCTTGATGGAGATTTTATTTTCAGCTGTTTTTTTGCAGTCTTTACAAGGTTTGCACAGATTTTCTTCATTGTTTTTGAAAGGTTTCTTGACTCGCTATCCATTCCTGCAGTAAGTCCTTTCGCAATATTTGTTCCAATCTGGTTCATCTCTGCCTGTAGATCATCTGTTGCTTTTTTTAATTTGTCTTGATATTCTTTCTGAATCTTACCAAAATCATCTGAAAAGAAGTTCTTTGAAAAAGTCTCTGAAGAAGAATACATCGTATTCCAATCATTTAAGTATGCTTTTTGTTCTGCAGATGTCATTCCCTGGAACCAGTCCATATAGGCTGTCGCTTCATCCATATTCATTCCTAAGATTTTATCCATCATGGATTCTGGAATCTTATTCTCAAGAGCTTTCAAATTGGTCTGATACCGTTTGATATCTGCAATGTTCTGTTTCAAATCATAGACATTTCCCCAGGATCGCTGTTTTTCTGTGAGAGTATCCATTTTGCTTTTGATATCATTGTATTTAGTCTGATATGTCTCAGAAAGTTCCTGTATACTCTTTTCTGCAATCTTGGTAATACGGGTAGATTCTTTCTCGAAGGCATCATTATAAGCCGCTGCCGCCTTTTCTCCGGCCGTTTTAAGCTGTGACTCCTGTTTCTTATCTGCAGCTTTCATCTGCTTGAGCCTTTTCTTTAATGCGGCTTTTCTCTTCTTGTTTGCCTTTTTGCTTCCTAGCTTATCAATTTTATTTTGAAGCGCCTCTTCTTTCTTCTGATTGGCATTAGATAGACTTTCTTGCTGTTGATCAATAATTTCCTGTATTGTTTCAGAAGAACGAGACTTTGATGTACTCAGCGATGTAGATAATCCAGACAGCAGATTGCTTCCTATTTCAGAATATTTTCCGCTTTTAGAAGCATTTTGTGCCGCACTAAGTGCTTCGTTCACAACACTTTCCATTTCTCCGACAAGCTCGCTTTTAGATTCTCTTACACCTTTTGCAATGCCTTTCGGGATATTCTTTCCGATAATGTTCTTGAACTTCCGAGAAGGAGAATGAATATCAAGTTCATCTGCAGAAGCTGTTAGAGCTGAGGCACACATTGCTCTTGATGCATTAACTACAGAATCGGTATTATCCTTAATACCTGCTGCCATGCCGAGGGGTAAGTATTTGCCGACCTCATTTTTCATCACCCTGGATGGTGATTTAATCTTAGCTGCAGCTTTCGCCGCTGCTACGGCTGCTCTTACTGCACTTCTGGCCGCTGCCGTTACAAATGGAGTCCCTGAATGAATACCGGATGCGATACCGGCAGCCATATTTCTTCCGGCTGACACAAAACCAGCTTTTCCAGAGCTTGCACCTGTCTTTGCAGAAGTAGATAGCGTTTTTCCTGCTTTTTGAGCCGCTCCTTTTTGGGATGCTACACCAGAAATATATGACTTAGCATTTTTACTACCAGCAGATTTCCACTGCGAAGTTGTAGAAGCCACACTGGTTGCTCCGCCTTTTCCAATCTCTTTTCCTGTCTTCTTTACAGTGCTTACCGCCTTCTTACCTTCGTCTGTAACAGATTTATAAGTACTTTTTGCTGCAGCACTATTATTGGTTGCTTTTAACTTGCTATTTTTCTCAATCTCTTTTTTGGTACTTTTTGCTTTCTGACTCGCTGTATTAAGCGATGAAGTATAAGCTGAGGTATTTATCCCTTTAATCTTGCCGTTTCCAATATCTTCAACATTCTTCTTAATCTTAGTCGCTTTTTCTTTTGTCAGTGTCTCTGCCTGTGTTGTCGATGCTACACCAGAACCGCTAAGCAGTTGATTTATTGCCTCATCAACACTGATTTTGCCTTGCATGATACTTTGAGCTAGTTCTTCCGGAATTTCTTTTCCAGAAATGCCAGCTTTTTCTGCTGCACTGCTAAAATCCAGAAGCGTGTTCATCTGATTAATCGCTGATTGAAAGTTTATCGAGCCATCTGAAATACCCTGCAATAAATACTGAGGAATTTCTATTCCGGCTTCCTGTGCCTGTTGAATCAATCCGTCAAGATTAATAAGCCTTTTTAAACCGTCACCCGTAGTTGGAGCTTTATAGTTTCCAGCTTTAATATTTTCTAATACTGTCTCTGGAATTTTCTTTGCTTTTATTCCAGCATCTTTCGCAAGTTTGTCTAAATTAGAAAGAAAATCACTATAATTTGTCTGGGTTGTAAATTTATCAGAATATGTTGTGAGTTCTTTGTTGGCTGCATTAAGATTCTTTTCTGATTTATCAAGAGCCTTCTCTGTTGTTTGCAGGCTCTTCTCATATTTCATTAAATCTTCTGCGGCTTTAGCTAACTCTTTATTTCCACTTCCAAGTCCCTTTTCTTTTTCAAGCTTATCAAATTTTTCTTGCGCTGCATTCTTCTTTTCAAGTGCTTCCGTATACTTCTCTGTCGCATTCTGATTAGCTGCCTCAGCCTCTGCAACTTTTTCTGCTGCACTTTCCATTCCTGACTGATATGCCTTTGCCATTGCCTGCTCTTTTAAAGCTTGAATGTTTCTTTTGATTGCCGCAGTGGATTGATTCAGCTTATCTTTCTGCTCGTCATATTGTAAATTCAAATCCGGTAAGATATCATTTAACTGCTGTACTGTACTTTTTATCTGCTGTTTTGTTCCAGCATCCTTTTCCTGTACACCAATCAGACTCTTCAATTTAGAGAGAAGATTATCTGCCTGAACTCCTTGGGTCTTTACATCATTGACATTTTTCGCATTATCTTTATGCATGGAACGAATAGAACTTGCTACTTCATCCTGTTCCTTTTTCAATTTCTTGCAAGACTGTGCAAACTTGTCTGCTTCAGTTGTACTTTTTTTCTGTGTTAAAGTATAAGCAACCATTCCGGCCGTTAATGCTCCACCGGCAACAACTGCTAATGCAATAGGATTCGCCAATACACCAATCGCTCCAGAAAGAAGCCCTGTTGCTGTAGTGGCTGCCAATGCTTCTCCTGTGAACAACTTCGCAACTGTTCCAAGAATCGTCATTCCCGTGCTTGCGCCAGCCATAGCAACTTGCGTCTCCGCAAAAGCAGTAGAAATCGTCTTTACGACCGTATACCCCTTAACAACCGTCAACAAGCTAGCTGCTACTGGAAGTGCAGTCTGAATATTTTCACCGGCAAACTGCGCTGCTCCTCCAAGAACTTTTAAACCACCAGCACCAACAGCCTTTGCAGTAGTGCCTAAGTTTTTCACAGTCGTAATCGTTTCTTCTGGGATAATCGCTTCAATGCCGTTGTCTTTTATCGTGGTCGATAAACTCCTAATCTCTGTCGCGGCAGCTCTAACAGCTTTCTTAGCAGGATTCTTGATATTATCATATAATTCGATTCCTGCCGACTCTGCAGCAGAGCCTAATTCATATAATGCCCCCTGTAGGTTATCATTCATGATATCGGCCTGATCCTGTGCCGCTCCAGATGCATTATCAATCGCTTTTGATAAATTATCAAAATCTGACTCGCTTGCATTTATGATTGCAAGCAATCCAGACATTGCTTCCTGGCCGCCAAGTGCAGAAGCGGCGGCGGCTTTCTCATCTTCCGGAAGTCCTTGTAGCGAATCCCTCATGTTTTCCATCACTTCCATAAGGGATTTCATGGAACCATCGGAGTTTTTAATGGAAATTCCGTACTTTTCCATAGCTTTCGCCGCATCGGATGGAGGGCTTGCAAGGCGTGTAAGTATACTTCTTAAAGATGTACCTGACTGGCTTCCCTTGATTCCTGCATTTGCCATTAATCCGATTGCCTGAGATAAATCTTCTATGTTGTATCCAAGTGTTCCAGCAAGTGGTGCAGCATATTTGAAGGTTTCCCCCATCATTGCCACATTTGTGTTAGAACTACTTGCCGCTGTTGCTAATACATCCGCAAAGTGAGCACTATCACCTGCCTTTAATCCCATAGCTGTGAGGGCATCTGTCACAATATCAGAAACCGTTCCAAGGTCTTCACCAGAAGCCGCTGCCAAGTTCATGACACCAGGAAGACCATCAATCATCTGCTGTGAATTCCAGCCAGCCATAGCCATATACTTAAGTCCTTCTGAAGCTTGCGTAGCAGAGAACTTTGTTGTAGCCCCCATTTCTTTCGCCTTGTTCGTTAATGCTTCTAAATCTTTTCTGGAAGCACCAGAGATTGCCTGCACTTCACTCATTCCAGCTTCAAAAGACTTTCCCGCATTAATAGCAGCTGTGCCGGCGGCAACTGCTCCAGCACCAGTAGCAGCCGTAATCGTACTTACAATACTTTTTATCTTGCTGCCGGCACCCGTCCAATACTGTGTAGCCTTTTCAGAAGATTCTTTATAAGGCTTGCTTGGATCCGACTCTGGTTTACTGGATTCTCTGGTCTTTTCCCGTTCCTTATACTGTTTTTTCTCTTCTTCTGTTACTCTTTTACTTGATTTCTTTACTTCTTCTTCTGCCTTTTTTGTAGAATCAATCACCTGTTTACTCGCAGAACTGGCTGTATTTTTTACTTCCTGTCCTGCCTGTTTCGCAGAGCTTTCTGTCTGCTTGGAAGCCTGTTTCGCAGAAGTTTCTATCTGTTTTACTGACTGCTTAACAGAACTTTCCGCTTTTTTTGCAGCTTGTGCAGTGTCTTTTTCAAGGCTTTTGCTTAAACTATCAAGCTCCTTTTCTGCTTTTTCAGAATTAAGCTCAACTTCAATCTCAATATGTCCATCCGCAGACATAGCTAAACCTCCTATAAAATTCGTCTGCGTCTGTCATCCATGTTCACACTGCACGTTCCTTAGGGCTGCAGCTCCATCCCTTATAAAATTCCTGTCAGATCACCATCACCAAGAAGTGCCTGCGTGATCTTGTCCTGTCTTTCTCTTTCTTCCTCTGAAATGTCTTCCGGAAGTTGGTACAACCGTTTCATCCGGTTGTAAAATGCTTTCTGTTCTTTCTCCATTCCTTTCGTATCGATTACGCGATACGTTATAATCTTGCTTATCATGCAGTCCTCAGAAAGAGCAGAAAAAAGAGCAGAGAACTTCCACCAGTGAAGTTCCTGCTCTGCTAAATCAATATGATATTGTTCAAAGAAAGCTGCATAAATATAATCTGCATCATAGTTATAATTATAAATCTTTTTTCCGCTGCCCGACTTTTTCGACTTCTTTTTATCAATGTTTTCTTTTCCACATTCATAGAACCACAGCATCGCATTGATTGCTTCGTTGATGTCATTCGGAATCTCTGGATAGTAAAGTTCTAAGCCATCTTTATACTTTGCAAGTAGTTCGGCTGTCTCTCTGTCCATTTCCTTATCCAACAAACAAAGCTCGTTTGCAAATTCTTTCTGTTTCTCTGTAAGTTCTTTTTTCTGCATCAATATTTCAAATTGAATCGAAGTTCGGAAATCAGAGTTTATCTTATATAATTTTCCATCTACCTCAACTTGCTCTGGCGGCTTGTCCATTAAGATATTCATAATTATGCAAAGAGACCTTTACTTGCGGCTTCTCCATATTCTTTAACCTGTGCGTTGTTTAAACGTGTCAGCTTCTGCGTTGCCGCTACACGTTCTCCCAGGTCATATCCTTTAAACATCTTCTCGACGGCTCCTTCTCCTAATATAGTATCAAGAAAAGCATCAATAATTTTGCATTCTGCAATAATATCATCTGCACTAAGAAGATTCCCTACTCCTACAACATCTTTTTCATAGTCTTCAAGTGCTTTTGCTGTTTTTGTTGCTTCGGGAATAAATTTTCTTGTTGTCTCTGCTTCCAATGCCGAGAAATAAAACTTCTCTCCATTCCACTGAAATGTCTTATTCATGCTGCCTTCTCCTTTCCTATGCTTTTGGTGTGAAAGTCTTTGTTTCCGTATTAAATGTACCTTCTACTGGGTCACCTTTATCGTGAAGTGTACCTTCTACCTGCAGCTCTCCGTCATTATCTGCAAAAGAGGAAATTTCCACTGCAGTATTAAAACACCTTGCCTCAAAAGTATTTTCTTTTGATTCTACTGGTTTATCTAAATCAACACGCACTAAAGAACGTTCCGCATCTCCTCCCGTCTTTCTTAACTTTCCAATAGATACAAAATCCTCAATTACCTTTTCTGAAAGAATCTGGTCCGCTGTAAACGGATGCGTTCCTTCATAAGATGTAATAGAGGAAGTAGAGGATTTATCATTGATATACTTCTTTGAAGAAGTCTGTGCCCCCGGCTCTTCATCTAATTTTTCAAAACCTGTGCCGGCTAACTCATAAGCTTCTCCAACTTCGATATATGCCGCTTCCTGGTATCTCTGTTTTACTTCTTTACTTGTATTCGCCATTATCTTCTAGCCTCCTGTTTATAAATAATCCTGCACTGTATCTGATACTTTGCCTTGTCAAGTTCCGTATCAAACACATAGCCGCATGTGATTGCTTCAATTTTTTTAATTGTCTTGCCGGCATCCAATTCCGGAAAATCTCCTGCCTCAGATACCTCTTCTAACCAGTCTGAAAAATGTTCATAGAATCCGATATTATCAAGATTCTGACGCACTTCTTCTGTGTACAGCTCCCGACTGGAAAAATTAAAAAGACACTGCCGCGTTGTATTCCCGGCAATGTCTCTCTTAGTAACCTGCTGTCCTGGAACAGAATCAATCGAATAGCTCGTGCTATCCTTTCCAAGTCTGTCTACGGAAAGGCTCTTATAATATTCATCAAGATACGGGCATTTCTTTACAATCTCCCGCACCGCTTCCATTACCATCATTTTGCTTTTCCTCCAATATAATCAGCCACACTCTGGGTAATCTCCTTGCCTCTGTCTGCCCACATTCGCTTATCCCATTCTCTTCCTCTTAAGCCATCGCCTTTATGCTCATAATACTGTCTACGAGCGTAAGGAGTAACATATTCGATAGAATTTTCATGTTCTACGGCTGTATTTTTAAGCGGACCATTAAGGAACGGAACATAAGGGTCTGTCTTGCGCCTTACCTCGCTTACCATATACCTCTGTGCCTGCCCGCCTTTTCCAAGCTTTCTTTTTGCCAATATTGCACTAGCAGGGTCTAACCGAACCTTTACCCTCATTCTGCTGTCACCTTCCAATGCTGCATCGTAGGGCTTCCGTTATCGTTAGTTTCTATAACAGCAATTACCCTTACGCTGCCATACTTATCTTTAAGGTGTTCCACATCTTTCTGCTTTGTAAGTTCGTCTGTGACAACTCCTTTAACAATAATATCCTCTGGAGCAAGTGTGAAGAATTTATCCTTTTCCTGCTCTGAATTAAAATTAACCGGAGAACAATATTTTTTCTCTGTATCAATCAGAAACGGAATATACACCTCTGCTACATCGGCACTTACTACTCCAGTATCAGATGGCAGGACCTTTGTTGCATCCTGCCAGTTCACTCCTTTAAGTACTGTCCGGTAATATTTATTGCTTCCTTCGTCTCTGTCATAGACTTTATTATAAATCGTCACAGAAGCGTTAGTGATCATTAGAAACACCCCCTATATAACAATCCGGTTGTGGCAAGGTAAGGATATGCTGCAGCATATTGTTTTTTACGAAGAACTTTTTCTTTAATCTGACCGTCTGCCTGCTCTGTTACATAAGAAACTGACAACTTTCCAACCGTTTCAGACTTCTTTTCCCCTTCCGTAGAGCTTTCAGCTTTATAAATAACTTCCGCAACTGCACAGGCTGCAGCTTTCACTTCCTCTGGAATATTGTTTTCATCCACTCTTGAAAAAGTAATCGCCTTAATATATGTGCTTGCCCTTGTGATCACACGCTGGAACTGTTCGTTTGGGATAATATTACCGCCGTACTCTGTCATGTAAAATGCAAGATCTGCATATCTTACCATGGAGTCGCCACCTATCCTCTCGAAATGATTCTTGCAATCGGGATTGCCTTATGTTTGATTGTCTTTTTTGCAGAACCAGCTTTACCATTGTTTACAAGTTCCCAGTTTGCTCCGTTCGCAAGTTCATCGTCCGTAGGAGATTTTGCTACCATAGATTTTCTTGTGAAGGAAATTCCATAAGGCGCAAATACTTTTCTCTGTCTCATGTAAAGCGTATCTTCGCCGCCATGTTTCTTTGGGTCACGATACATTTCATATGGTACCTTTGCTCCGATATCCTCATAATCAAACGCTCCATCACCTAATACATAAGTTGTATATTTTGTGTAAGCAGGCTGAGCTGGAATATATCCTGGATTTCCACTTGTTCCGCTTTCCTCTACTTCTGGAACATCTTCTGTTGGCATAGAATCATCAATTAAAACTAAGCGGCCATTCCATGTTGCAAGGGTTAATTCTCTCTCAACTCCATTTGCATCTGTCTGTGTCATGTATTTTAACAGTTTCAGATTTTCAAGATTGGTTGCCACAGTACTATGCATGATAGCCATCGTGAATTTAGACTTATTGTCTCCGGCCGCTTTCTGAATCGCAGTATTTAATGTATCTGCCTGCACAACATTTTTGACATTACCATCTTTATCCGTTGCGGTTACTCCTGTAATATCTGTAGTATGTTCATCAACAAATACTTTGTCATCTTTTCCTGTCATTGCAAAGATTCCTGTTAAAATCTTTGTCAGGGTTAACTGATCAAGGTCTGCTTTATAATCGCTTACCTGTGCCGCTACATTATCCATAAAGCTGACACCGCCTGTTACATCCTCGGAGAAGTCACGCTCTGTCCAACCTTTCATACGGCCAATAACGACAACCCCTCTTTCAAATGTCTCTGTTCCTTCGGATTCAAGGTCTGTTTCACCATCATAGTTCTGTGCAGTACCACCAATAAGTCCATGCATTGGAAGAACTGCATAAACGGTTCCTGTCTGAGAATTAAAGGTACGCTTGATATCCTGATTGCCTTTTAAAGCTTTTGATTTAATCAGTTCGTTTCTCTTTAAGTTCGGAATCCTCTCTGTATAGGCTCCAAAAGCCTGAGGATTAAAACTTTTTGAATCAAATTTCTCTCCTGCCATTTTCTACTCCTTTTTTAAATCTCTGCTCCCGGATTCTGTGCCATATAGTCACACAATTCGGTATATGTCATTTCACTCGGTTTCTTTCCTCCGACACTGCCAGAACCACCGTTTGTCCCTTTTACAAACTCTGGTGCCGGCTCATCGCTTTCAAACAGATAATCATTATCTGCCTTAATCTGAGCAAGCTGCTCATCCAGTCCAACAATTTTTCCATCGTTGAATTTCAGTCCATCCATATCGAGAAGTGCTTTGACAGCTTTGGCATTCTTGGCTTTTGCTCCAGTTAATGCTGCGGATAATGCATAATCAAATTTCATCTGGGAAATCTGTTTATCCGCATCGGCCTTTGCCTTTTCTGCCGTCTCTTTCCAGTCATCCGCTGCTTTTTTAATTCCATCAATATCCATGTCTTTAAACTTCTGGATTTCGGTATTGGCATCGTTTACCTGTGTTTCAAGAGATTCTGCCTTTAACTTATAGCTGTCTCTTTCCTGGATAACTTTTTCTGCTTTTTTCTGTTCTACTGCAATGTCTTTCCCGTTCTCGGCCATAATCTTATCAATTACTTCCTGCGAAAGATTAAGGCTCTTTAAAAATTCTGTTTTCATGTCTCCTGCTCCTTTCGTATTAGGTTGTTTTAGGCGTGTAACCAACCGCCACGAACCGACTGTTTAAGGTCTCATCTTCTGACCAATATCCAGCTTAACCCTGCTGGTGGGAGATATTTGGATCACCTCCTATGATTCAATACTTTTAATTCCATATGCAATTGCACAATCATGCTCAATCTTGCATCCCCGCGCTTCTTCCCATCCGCTTGCAAAATATGCAATATCTGCATTAGATAAAAGTTCGAGTGACTTTCCCAAGAACCACAATGGCTTAGCGTCTACTGGAGCTGACTGAAAAAAGGAATCAATTACTTCTACTGGTCCACCTACGAGTTTCTCAGCACTCTTGATTGCCGTTTCTCTTTCTCTTAAAATTTCCTGATCTGATTTGCCTCTCATCGGCTGACTAATAAATAATTTCTTCATGTTCTCTTACCTTCCTTTTCTTAAAAATTATAAATAACCTTGCAGCCATTGACGTTTCCGTTTGCCAACTGATACTCAATCACTGCAGGATATCCGTTTTCTTCTAACCATTCTCTCACTTTTGCAAATACGCTTTCCTTATACTGCACGGTAATTCCATCGTGTCCATTTCGGCTATATGCTGTTCTAACAATTTCATCTGTAAACAAATCAAGTTTCTGAATGATCGCCGCTACCGCTTTATCGTGCGGCGTTCCGTTCATCGACATGATTCCAAGTTCTTTTGCGATAGAGGTACAATCCCAAAGTTTGTTATCTTCTGTTATTATCGGAGAACGAACCGGATAACCGTTATCTGTGTAAATCCTTACAATTTCCGCTGCAATGAACTTATCATCCACACCAGCTTTACCTAACAGACCACTGATATTTTTTGCCATCTGATTAACAGAAGAGAGCTTTTCTTTCCCGCCATTCTTTTTCTTTGGAGCTTCATAAGAACCTGTTTTGCGAATCTGTGGGAGAACCTCATCCGTTACCCAATCGCTAAATTTTTCTGCTTCTGGCTTACGACTCTTGAAAACAAGTTTATAAACACCTGATTCAGTAAGAAATTTTTCACCTGCATTATTCAATTTTCGGATGTCCTTATCTCGGACATCTGAGTTTTTAACTATAATTGCCTGCCTCTAATTCATTTGAGCAAGATAATTTCTCACTGCGCTCTCTGAAAGATCTAAACATTTTCCAACGTGCTTTGAATTAAATAACACCCGTCCATTCAGTTCAAACACTTCCACATCATGTCCTTCAAAAATCATTAAGTTATTCATTGCAATTCTCCTTTCTGAATCACTAAAATAAGACGCAGCCTTTCACTACGTCTCGTGGTTCGTTTGGGGAGGTCAGGAGCATACCCTGACAGGAGTTCTCCCCATGTTAAAAATGAGTATAAAAATAACACACCTGATATATCGAGCGTGCTAAATTCAAATTTATTATTCTTTCTTCTGTTGTCCTTCTACCTTGTCTTTAATCAACTGGTACCAACCGTTATTTTCATTATCAAAATGTGGGCAATTATAATCTTTTGCGGACAAATATTTCTTTGGTATTTTCCCATATGCTTTACATAAGGTTTGGCGGCGATTACTATCAAAGTCTGCCTTCTTGCAAGCATCACAAAGAGGTATCGGACTTGCAACGGTAAACATGCCTGGAAAATCATCAAAACTTGGACCTAATTCGATTTCACAATACTTTCCATTTTCGTCATAATAATATCCCTTTTCTTTCATAAGATTGCCTCCGCTTTTATGTAATACCTATCATTTTCCTTTTCGATATTTTTTATTTTACAGCGAAAACCTCTTTTAAACAATACTTCCTGCTGATTTTTATATTTTTTAATTGCTAGACTTTCTATGTACAAACAACCTCTGTATCCCTTCGGTACTTCTATTTCAAGATGTACATTTCTTCCCCCATATTGAATATCCCTAAATGAAGTTGACGTATAACCAATATTAGTTAACGTTTTTCCTACCAATCTCTCCATATCATGCTCAGAATATTTAAATCCTTTTGGGAATACATTTAGAAATTCCGGTATCGTATCTCGATGAACGACTATCTTACGTTCAATAACTCCCTTATCTAACGCGGAATCCAGTACCTTCATATACTCCCGATCTTTTTCAATCATTTGCGACTTGCCGGAATACAGTGCCCGGTTTACCCGGTGAGCGGCAAAGCCTGTATATCTTTGCACTGCCAATCTTTCCTCATCTGACAACTTATTGAGCTGCTTCGCCATCTGCATCTTAGATGTATGTCTTTTACTTGCCCATACCGCTTTCTGTGCAACGCTTTTATTAAATCCAACGATATTTCCTTCTGAATCCAATACTGCATGAACTTGTGTCCTTGCAGACTCATATCTTCTTCCGGTTTGCCTGCAAAATTTTTTAAGAGATTTCTCCTGCTTTTTTAACTCTGCCGACTCACTTTCAAACCTATTTGTCAGCTCTGCTTTTAATGTATTACTATCTGTATTTTTTATTCCAGCGTCATATCCTGTAAGTTTTCTTTTTGTTGCTCTTATCTTTCTTTCCTGTGGACGCTGCATCTGACTTAATTCATACTCGGTATACTTTTTGCCATTGTACTCATGCTTTCTGGCACTGTAATCGTCAAGCATTTCCTGTGAATAAGCTGGTACAGATATTCCAAGAAAGAACGCATGAAAATTGTGCCGACAGTTCCAGCCGCAAAGCCCCGCACCAGTTCCATATCCAGTACTTTCATAAAATGGAGGATATCTGCTATCTTTTCCAGAAACACAAAAGACTTTTCCTTGCCACACTGCATGAGTTGGTCTTGCTCCTGAGTGGGCGGTTGTTTCTACATGATCACAGCCAGACTCTTTGACATATTGAAGATTCATTTCCGCTGCCGACTGATTTACCCCGGTTAGAACGGCTCTCCTTACTGCTACGTCTAACTTATCTACATGCCCGGATGGATATAAAACCTCGGTTCCCTGCACCGCCGCTTCCTTAATTGCATCCGCAATCGCTTTATCATAACTAAAAGCCCCGGTCTGTACTTTCATCATTGCTTTATTGCAAGCGGTTATGTAAGCACTCTGCGTTTTAACAGCCGTTGTTAAAGTAATATTATTAATCTCTTCTTTTGTCTTTCTTAGATTTGCTGCAAGAATCTTCTGCATCGTTTCTGACTGATGAAGTTTTATCTCTTTTTCACCTGCAGCTTTATAAATAACTGCTTCATTCTTAAGGTTTCTTACTCCCGCTTCCTCAAAAACTCTTTCGACTTCTGTATTCATATATCCAGAGACCTGCGAAACACGCTTTAGAACATCTTTATACAGGAGCCCCGCTCCCTGCAAGATTTCTGCTTGCCGTCTTAAAGTTTCCGTTACTTCTCCGGTTTTTACAAGACGTTTTGATATATCTGCTATAATCGCTGTGCTTAACGCATCAACCAGGGCAAGTAGCTGATCTGAAAATTTTTCAAGGTATTCCGGCTCTAGCATAAAACACCACCTATTCTTCTGCTATCTGAAAACGTTCATCCTGCTGAGGCATCATTTTCAAAGCTTCCTCTTCTGACACACCATACTTGGCTGCAACGTATAATTCTTTTCGGATAAAGCCGGCAACCGCATCCTGCTGCATACTGGCAAGTTCCTGTTCTTTATCAATTACGATAGAATCATCCCAGTCAAAGCTCATCTCGTATTTCTTTCTGCCAGAAAGTCCAGAAAGTTGAGCCATGACATCCATAGCATATACTAACTGTTCTAATGCAGTCTGTAATGACTTCTGGATATCAGATACCGTACTATAGGAACGCTGTTTACTTGCTTTAATCTCTTCCGCAGTCTTATCAACGGTATTTGGGTCACTTAATGTCCCGTAAGCAAGCCCTACATTAAACTCTATCCTGCGAAGAATCGCATTAAATCCATTAATAAGGTTCTCATCGCGAATAGCCGGTGCAAACACTTTATATTTCTCGGCATTATCATCAAGGTCCATCATGCGAAACAGTCTGTCCTTGCCCTTTGGAAACTCATAATTTCCCTTATCATCCTTTTTAAACAAGGTAATGTCTGCATCAATTGCAAGCTCCGAACCCTCAAACTCCCAAAGGAGTCTTGTCCACTGATTGTCCGCCTCTTTAATGTCATTGATAGCCCTGGAATATACAGAAACACCAAGAGGTGATGTATCATCCACATTATTCGCATTAGGAATCTTGAAATAGGCAAACAGTGGCATCTTTACATTCTTAAGCGTAACTTCTTCCTGCAGATTAGCCCATTCCGGTACAGCAGTAAGAGGAACTTCTTTCCCCAAAACCTCAACATTATCAAGATCCTGTTTCACAAAAGCTTTGTTGTTTATGTGATACATTGTGCCTTCGTGTTGATGATACTCCAGTCTGGTATATACCTTTTTCCCTACCGTTAAGCTCTCAGCGAATACCGCTGCCGTAACTTCTCCTCTGGAATTAAACTTCGTAGGGAAGAACCTGTCTGCCTGAACCATATCTACCTCTATATGCCCTTCTGATGCATAAGGTTTCATTGCTAACCCGCCCTTAGCACAGGCATATTCTGTATATTTACGGATGTCACTAACAACTGCCTGGTACTCTTCGTTGATAAAATCATTTCCTGTAACTTCTGTTTTCAGTTCCAGCGTAACAAGTCTTGCGAACTCTCCGGCAATAGCAGCAGGCAATCCACAAAGCTTTGTATTCTTTTCCTTCCAGGGCGGTTCATTTTTATACATCTTAGCCCAGAGATCAATCCCGTTCGCCATTTTGTCAGATACCGCTACCTCAACCCCGATGGCATCTTTTATTTTTTCTCTTCCAAGCATCTTTCTGATCACCTGCCCTATTCTTTCGATAAATTCTTTTATCATCTATCTCAACTCCATTTTCGTTCCCGTCTTATAATGGTATAAGCAAAATATCGTGCAGCATCCATGCAATTATGTACAATAAAACCACCACAAACACTAAAGTTGTGGTGGTTTTTAACTTCCATATTATATACATCTGCCTTTCCTATAGGCTTAATGCTTTTTATTTTTACATAGTGGACAATATTTTGTTTTTTGATATTTGTTTGCAATATATTCTTTACCGCATTTAAAACAAATTTTAGTAATATCATCAATTCCTGATTTCCTCCTCCATGCGGATTTACATTTATTAGAGCAAAACCTCGAATTTATTTGTGTATTAACAAATTCTTTATTACAATATTCGCAAACAAACCGTTTAGGAATATGTAACTTTTCTTTCATTTGCTCATAATGCTTTTTATGCCATTCATGTCCTTCATTACTATTATGCCATTCTTTCGCCATGACAGTTGCTTTCGCCATATTTTTGCGTAAAGTCTCTCTCTGATTCTCTGTCAACATTTTACCATGAAGGCGTTCATGTTCTGTAGCAGATAGCATCTGAAGGTTTTGAATATCATTATTACTTTTATCGCCATCAATATGATGAATATGATATCCTTTAGAAATCGGTCCATTAAAGTATTCCCATACATACACATGCATCCGTTTTCTTACATTATTTTCATCTCCAGTAGAACATAGATAATAACCTGTTTTATCGTCTCTAGTGAACTTTTTTCCATCAAAAAATTGATATTTTTCAGCCATTTATTTTTCCCTCCGTTTCATTTCAGCTCTTGCGGCTTTCATTCCCTGAAGATACCCAAATTTAAAACTAGAACATATTAATTCAAACGGCTGATTTGGATACGCATCATATAACTCCCTCACATTCGAACTAGTCATATCATAATATGGATTAATCTTTCCTATCATAGTCTTTGTTTTTTTGATTACATTTTTCACTGGCATAATAAAAACTCCTTTCAAATTTTAGCTCTTGAAAGAAGTCTCCATCTGCATTATAATATTTGCAGAAGGAAACTTCTCATGTGATAGAGATTCAATCTACTTTGGTCGGTGGGTGAATCTCTATTTTTTTCTATTTACTTGACCTAATCCTTGGTGAATAATTTCAATTCCTTTAACAATGACATCTGTTTTTGTCGTTTTTAACTCTCTTGAACATTCTTCTAAAAGTTGACTTTCCGTTTTTGTTAGTCTTATTTCCAAACGTACATTTTTAGGGTTCTCAGATTTAGGTCTTCCTGCTGGACTCATATTTTCACCTCCTAATTATTGCCCGTACAAATATTATAATAAATGTACGGGCAATAATTGTCAAGGATTTATTTTTAATATTTCATCATTGTTCTTAAGTTGTTTTAATGGCACCCATCCCCTTTGAGTATATAAAAGATGGTCTGATGTCATTTTTATATATGTTCCATCTTGTAATATAAGTTCATAGACGTCTACATTTTTTCCTGTTTTTCTCACTTTCTTAAATGTCGATATGGTTCCTCTGTTACGTTTTATATCATAGCAATATACCTTTCCTGTCTTGCCTACAAGTTCTTCTATTGGAATCGGACCATCAATTGTATCTATAAGCGTATCGCCCGTTAAGCAATGATCATGCTGCTTTACCGGCTTATCATCTCCACGTTCCACTGCCTTTTCATCCCAGATATAGGAACCAAATTCTTTAATCGTTTCCTTACAATCTTTAAGAAACAATAAAACTCCCAGATTAAGAAGATTTCCAACAAAACGTATCCCATCGAGAACATCGTTCTTTGCTTTCTTAACCTTGAAGCCCCTTTTTTTAAGCTCTGCAATAAAGGAAGCTGCGGCCGGATCTACAATGATTGATTCTATTTCAATCCCACTGACGAACTCTTCCATATCATCCGCATACTCACCATCTGTTTTCTGTTCCGCTTCATCTCTTCCAGAATAGTAATATTCTTTTGTAGCAACCCACTGCCCTTTACGGTTCTTCTCCCAGAGTAAGAAAACAGTTGCATTCTGGGTACCGTAATCAACACTTACATACTTCCTACCGACATAGCTCTGCGACTCTGATATGACGTGCTTTTCTTCACTGAACATATCATAGATAATACCTTCCGCTACAGCCCAAAGGCCTAAGATATACCGTTTATAAAACACACCGGTATACATGGAGCGGTATCTCTTCTTAATCCGCTCCGATAGGCTGAGGTTATCATCCATCGTGAAATGAAGATATACTATCTTCTTTTCTTCTGCTTTATCAATCCAATCAGTTTTAAACCAATGATAAGGTCCATCCGGATTGCAGTTAAACCAGTACTTTGAACCGTCTACGGAACATCGTCCTGTTGCCTGGTTGACAAAACTTTCCGGCATCAGGGCAACTTCATCAAAAAAGACCCCTGCCAGGGTAATACCCTGAATGAGGTCTTGTGAGCGTTCATCCTTGCCACCAAAAATATAAAAATAATTTTCCTTTCCATTTCTGCGAACAATTACGAGATTGTCCGCTCTATGGTCTTCTACATAGTAACCGCGGCTTTTAAGCATCAGTTTCAGCCAAAACAAAACATTTCGCCTGAAAGAACCGATTGTTTTTCCGCACATCGCAAAGTTTTGACCGTCAAACGATTCCATCGCCCACATAGCAAATGAGAGCGACATAGAGACTGTCTTGCCCGAACGTATTGCTCCATCTGCTATGATGCCGTCCATGTCATGAACTGGAGAGTTTGGCATCCACCAGGTAAGGATTTTCTTTTGTTTACGTGAAAATGGTCTGAATTTAAAGGCTGCTTTCTTTACTCTTCTTCCCATACTGCGTATGCCTCGCCTTTCAGTGCTTCTAGGAAGCCATCATCTTCTGTTTCTTCTTCATCCACACCAGATATAATTGCCGTCTTCGCCCTGATCTGCTCAATCCTAGCCTTCTGTTCTTCTGTTGCTAATTCATAATTACTATGCAACAGTTCATCATATTGCTTTATCAAGGACCTTAATTCTCCTTGTGCCCTTGCCTGTGCTTTTAAAAATGTTGCCTGTTTATCCCATGCCTGTTGTACCTCCCATTTTTCACCTATAACATTTCCCTCTTTTTCCTCTATCTTTTCAATCGTCTTATCCTCATGGTCTTTTACATACATGATCTGCTGCGCTCTTACGATGGCTGCATAAGCAATCTGTATATTCTCCCAGAGAATATCAAGAGGATTTTTCTTCTCGATGTCCTGGATAATAGAAAAGGTCTCTTCCGGAAGATACTTCGAGAAGAAACCATGCTTTTCTGCATTTTTATTACTAGGCTGACCGCCTTTCTTTTTATCCGAACGTTCGCTATTTTTATCCGAACGTTCGTTATCCCATTTATAAGTACTTTTCCATCGCCTAACTGTTCCTTCTGGAAGACTTAGTTGACTTGCAATCTCAACTAATTTCAATCCTTTCAGGTATAGTTCTTTTGCCTGAATTATTCTTTCGTCCGGCTTTCTCGGCATCATCACCACCTCTTTATTCGTTTTGGAAATATCCCCTCCAGGAATCGAACCTGAGACATTACTCTACCACTGAGCTAAGGGGATAAGAAAAGCACCCCGAAGGGTGCTTTTCTAAATATCTTTCTTTTCTTCTAAATAATATTTATAGCTTACTAAAAACAAATTAATACAAGTTCCTAATAAAGATACTGAATATAATATAATAAATAAAAATAAATATATGACAATAAAAGTAATAATATATGTGATTTCAACATAAAATGGCTTATCTATATAAGATATTAAATAAATTGTTAACAGGATAATTATTTCACATGCATCTATTCCACCTATAAAATAAAAGCTATACAAAACATTTATAATTGCGTCCCCTTTATTGTCATCATCTATATTTTTTACTAACTTATTTGTAATTGTTCCTGTAAAGATAGCCAGTCCACTAATTGTAAATCCTAATAATCCAATTAATGCCACTCCTACACTTATTGAAACACTTCTTATTAATTCGTTAAATTCATTTCCAAACGTTCGTCCGCAAACTTGATACAATGCTATAATCGCAATAATTGATAGTATCAGTGAAAGTATAGCTTCTTTTTCTAAAAAAAATTCTTTCCATTTTTCTGAACTTTTTAACAATGAAAAATATGATGTTTCTGAAATATCAAAATATTCTTTAATTTTCTTCCTCGTCATCATCATCCTCGCTTTGCTTGCTCTTAAGCAATTTCCCCAGTTCATTTTCTGCCTTTATAGAAAAATACTCTAAATCGTCTTTTTCTTTATCTGATATGGTAGCTTTGTAAGGGGCATCTTCTTCACTTGTAACAGTACAATTTTCATTATTCTCGTCTCTGCCTTTTGCAACTAACGAAGCATATCCTTTTTTTATTGCCAATAAAATTCGATCAAAATAACTTGTTCCAATATTTAAAGCGTTTTTACTTTTCGCACTTACCTCCATTTTTGAAATAACCTTTGTTGCTCCACTTTCCCGCACTTCTTCTTCTGATGGCCCAAAAATTCTTGCGAAATCTTTACGATTAGCGTTTGGAGGTATTATAACTGCCTCAACGGAAAGTATTCTACTCATAGCATATAATTTTTCCTTCAATTCTCCAATATTATTTTCCAAGAAAATTTCAAAAGTAATGTCTTCAAAGTATTTTTCAACTAATGCTTTAAAATACTTATTAAACTGATTATACCCTAATGCATTTCTAGTAATAAAAGCAATTTCCTCGCTTTTCAAGTCGAAATAAAAAGTTGAACTTGCCGCACAATTATTAGCATTACTTGTAATTACAGTATCATTTTTCGCATCATAACTCTGTATCTCTCCTTCATAAATTTTAACTAATCGTCCACAAATGACCTTATTTTTACTATTTTTTATCAGATTGCAAAATTTATATGTAACTTCTTTTTCTTCTTCACCTCGTCTTTTTTCTCTTTCTGTATGTCTTGTATTTTCATCTATTTTCTCGAATACCTCTTTAAGAATCTTATCTTTTAATCCATCGTCATCGTATACCTTGTATATTTCAGAATTAATATTAAATTTTGAAAAATAAATTTGAGCCACTTCTTTTCTCCTCCGTGAAACATTTTCTTCTATTCTACTCCTATTCAGTTCAAAATACTATTCCCAAAAATACACAAAAAATACACCCTACATTTCTATAGGATGTATTTTAAGAAAGTTTTACGGAGAAATAACCAAGGCGGCTATGCCTTTTTATTTCATTTTACACTTTATCATACTCTGAGGGGACATTGGGGGACATTTTCAAATTTTCTTCAAAAAATCTAAAATTCCTTTTCCTGCAATTCTCTTCGGTGTAGGCCACCTTCCTTTTGGGAAATAAATCATTCATTCTGTAAGCTACCTGCATCCAAGTCAATCCTTCAATGTAATACAGGCGGAACATGATGCGAAGTTCGCTTTTTTCGATAGATTCTATGTATTCTTCTGCCTGATTCGTAATTTCGAGAAGTTCTGTTTCTTTCATTTTCAAGCGTTGCCGCCTTGATACTAATAATTGTTCTACTTTTGCGTGTTCTGGAGTAGGGAAACCCGTCACTTTAAAATGCTGTATTCCTCCCATGCCTCCTGAAACTACATCGCTCACCGCTCCTTCTTTTTCAATCTTTTCTAATCGCTCCTCCGTCATTTTTATGAGTCTCCTTAACTCTTTTGTCTCCGCTTGCATATCGCAGTACTGGATCAGGACTGACTTTTCCAACGGAATCACCTCTTTCCTGCTATCTATAAATCTTGCCTGTTTTCTTATCTCTGAGTTTAATCCGTCCAAATACTTCAAATCCTCTTTTATTTGCTTCTCTTCTCATATTCTCAACCGTCTCTCTTACGGCATTAGGAGGCTTATCCGCTGCCTTAATTGCATCGTGAGCCGTTTTGTCTTTGTAATGTTCGTGATTTCGTGTATCCATCTGATTACCTCATTTGTTAAGTATGTAAAATACAAATCCTGTATAAATTAATGCCGCTATAATTACTA